AAATCACTATCATCATTGTTCAAAGACATTTACGATAATTCCGTACATAACAAAAAACAACTTGAAGTATTAGTTGGTGAAGTTGCTTCGTTTATCAAAGATGGGGATATGGCTATTCAGTTAATTCCTATGATAAAAGAGTATTTGGATATAAATGTGAAGAATGATGAACAACTTGTTAAGTTGGCTACAGTTGTTCAACGATTGATTGCTGCTGAAGCTAAGAGCGGTAGTGAATCAGAATTTGGCTTATCAGACAAAGAGAAAGAACAATTACTTAAAAGTATAGATGATGTAGTTGTAGACATTCAAAAAAAATCAGACGAAATATCAGAAGATATACAAACAGTTAAGGAAAATTAATGAGGTGGAAGCGAGGAACATCAGATTCTTCAGTTAGAGAAAGAAGAAATAAAAATATTCATACTGATAAATTATCAGGAGGGATACCATCTACTGCCGCTGCCCGTAGATTAGCAAAAGAAATAGCTCCAGATCCTAAAGGAATGGAATTTTATGAGTTAGAGGCTGCCGAAGTTATGAATGTAATTATTACCGAAGAACAATTAGAAGATTTACCTGATGGAGATGGAAAAGATTGGAGTGGAATGGGGGCTATAGTAGCTAGAATGGTAGATAGTCAAAAGAATGATCCAATTCAAATTTTATCTCCAGTTAGACCATTAGATCCTACAAGTCATGAATATCCAGTACGGGGAGAGTATGTAGTTTTAGTTACATATGTGGGAAGACAAGGTAATGAAACATATTATACTAATAAAATTAATTTACTTGGAAGTCCAAATGAGAATATCTTGCCAGGAAAAAGTGGTGTAAGACCAGATGTAATATTGGATGAGGAGAAAGATGGAAAATATATATATGATCATTTTGAACCAGATCCTGAAATTAGAAACCTGTTTCCATATGAAGGGGATAATATTTATCAAGGTAGATTTGGACATTCTATAAGATTTGGTAGTAATATAGTACCAGATGCACATGACGATGCTAAAGATACTCAAAAATCATCAAATATACTTATCAGAACAGGACAATTAATACATGCCGATAAGTTTGATAAACTTGAATATATAGAAGATTTAAAAGATTCCCCAAAGAAACCTGTCAAAGAAGATATAAATGCGGATGGTTCTTCAATTTGGTTGACTACTGATCAATCAGTAAAGTTAAAAAAAGATAAGCCTGAAGTAAAGATTGGGCATCCATCTAATTCACGACAACATAAACTTATGTCTAAAGTTCATAGAGATAAAAATCCAATAGATGGTGGGCCACAAATTGTTATTAATACAGATAGACTTACATTTAATACCAAAAGGAGAGAAATACTTGGATATTCTGCTGGTGGAATTGGTTGGTCAACACCTTGGTCATTTACAATTGATGCAGATAAACAATTTTGTGTGGCTACAGATAAAATTAGATTTTATACTACAACAGAATTTAATGTTTTAATTGGGTCAGATGCTTTAGAACAAGTTGTAGGGGGTGGTAGTCCAGAAAGTGGAGACCCTGAAGCATTTCCATCTACTGATGATATTATGGGAAATCAGGGGATTGCTGGACTTACTATTGGGGAAAAAGTTTATATAACAAGTCGTTGTCCTTCTTTTTTAAAACTTGATGATATGGCACATTTAGAATCTTGCAAGGGTGCATTTCTTCATCTTGACGATTGTGCAGGAATAACTGCTAATAGTTGTTCATTTTTGAGAATAGGTGGGAAAAAAGATGAGATAAAAATTTATGTAGATAGTAGGAAAGATGCAGATGAACAAAATATAGTGTTTGGTAATTTATTGATAGAATTTTTAGAAAAAATGATTGATGCTTTTTTGAATATAGATGGAATAGTAACTCCAGCCGGCCCGAGTGGCCCATTAAAAGGGTCAACATTAGGAAGTATTTTAATGGATCCAGAATTTAAAAAATTAAAAGAAGAATTGCCTAAATTATTGGCAAAACCATTATAATGGCTTTAAATAAATCAAAACTTGAAAATGGATTGAACGATGCTTTTAAACAAGTACAAGAAAAAACATATAAGGTCGCGGTATTGGGGAGTTTAGATGCATCAAAAAAGATATCGAATGCAATTGTGGATTATGCAAAAGATGCAGAAGTTATTGTTACAGTTCCACCAATTATACCAAGTTCACCTCCTGTAGCTAAATTATCAGTAGTTGGAAAAAAAATAAAGGTAAAAACTGCTATGACGGGTAAGATTCCATTACAGGGAATAATATTTTCTAATTTTGAACTTGATAGTTTAATATCAAGAAAATATTTATTATTATTTAGTGCCGCTATAGTTGTTTATGCAGCAACATCATTTACTGCATTTACTAAAGGAAGTATAATGGCGGTTGGGGCATCTGTTATGTCATTACCACCATTTTTACAACCAGCGACAAAAAAAGGTGAAGCTGGTGGTACGGTACAAGATGTAGTAAAAGAAATGGCAAACATTATCCACAGGTCTTTTAAGGCAACTATATTTACTGGAACTGTTATTGCAGGGACTGCAGTAACACCAGCACCACTTGTTGGACCATTACAATAAAGGAGTTAACAAAATGAAGAAACAAGAGTTAATAAAAATAATTGAAACAGTAGTTCGTAAAGAAGTGAAAAAACAAATGAATGAGATATTTATTAAAGAAGAAAATTCATCTTTACTTTCCGAATTAGTTTCAAAACCATTAACTGAAAAAGAGTTTAAAGAACCTATTAGGAAGAAACAAGTTAAACCTAATAAAGAGGTTCACTATACATCAAATGAGGCTCTTAACAAAGTGTTAAATGAAACTGCCGGTGGAGTTCCACAAGGTGAAGGTGGAGCACCACAAGTTGGAGGATACGAAGATTATCCTACTTTAAGTGGTGAGGTATTTGATTCGAGTAAAATAAATGATGTTTTGGTAGGTTCACCACCAGGAGTAGCAACTACTGAAACTGTAAAACAGAAGAAACGAGATATAGGAGCAGTTCAAACTATTAAGAATGCAAGAGTAAATGTTGATCAAGTTCCTGACCATGTACAAAATGCATTAACAAGAGATTATTCAGATGTTATGAAAGCAATTGACCAAAAAAAAGGTGGCGGAACTAACTTTCGTCCATAATGGAGTAAATAAATGGCCCGAGCACGAAGTGCATTAGAATTAGATTTAGATCCAGATGTAACAATTGGTTTAAGTTTACCATTGAAACACGATGATGTTAAGGGATTTTTTCCTCGTACATTAACCACTCTTTCTCAGGCTGGAAGTAATCTTAGAAATTTACTTTTAACAAACAAAGGTGAAAGAGTAGGACACCCTACTTTTGGTGCAGGTTTACTTTTAGTTTTGTTTGAACCTATGTCTGAAAATCTTTTGGATAGAGTTAAAGAATCAATAAACGAAGCCATAACAGAATGGCTACCATATATATCTATTAATAAATTAGAGATTGAACCAGACGAGTCTGAAATTCATCAGCTTAATATTGAAATTGAATTTTATCTTACTATGAATCCAGATATGTTTGAAACTATAACTCTAAGTTTTGCTACAGAACAGACATAACATCTGATGTATAATTTAGTGGAGAAATAAAATGGCAAGAGTTCAAAAAGAAGTTCGTTATTTAAATAAAGATTTTGGTTCTTTTAGAGAAGGTTTAATAGAATTTGCAAAAACTTATTATCCAAATACATATAATGATTTTAATGAAGCATCTCCAGGAATGATGTTTATTGAAATGGCATCATATGTTGGTGATGTTCTTTCTTATTATGTAGATGCTCAATTTAAAGAAATGTTGTTGGCATATGCAGAAGATAGAAAAACTATTTATGAAATGGCACAGACTTTTGGTTATAGACCAAAAATAACCAGTCCATCCTTTACTACAATTGATATTTTTCAAACAGTCCCCGCAATAGGAACAGGTATTTCAATTAAACCAGATATGAGATATGCTTTAACAGTTAATGAAGGAACAATTGTAAATGCTAATAATGGAACAATATTTAGAACATTAGAAGATTGTAATTTTAAATATTCAAGTTCATTTGATCCTTTAACTATTGATGTGTATGAAATAAATCAATCAACTAAAGTTCCATCACTTTATTTATTAAAGAAAGGTGTAAAAATATCAAGTGGAACTACTAAAATAGAATATTTTACATTTGGTGCAGCAGAATCATATTTACGAATAAAATTACAAGAAACCAAAATTATTGAAATTCTTTCAGTAACAGATAGTGATAATAATACGTGGTATGAAGTTCCATATTTAGCACAAGATACTACATTTATAGATGTAGAGAATACAGCAGCCAATGATCCAGATTTAGTTCAATATAACGATCAAGTTCCATATTTATTAAAATTAAAAAGAACACCAAGACGATTTATTACTTATATTGTTCAAGATGGTTCAACAGAATTAAGATTTGGAGCAGGAATATCAGATAGTCCAGATGAAGAAATAGTTCCAAATCCAAATTCAGTCGGTTCTTCATTACCAGGAAGTCCAAGTTTTCTTGATACATATTTTGATCCAGCAAATTTTTTAAAAACAAAGGCTTATGGACAAGCACCAGCAAATACAACTCTTACTATTAAATATGTTTATGGGGGAGGGATTGGTGATAATGTTGCTGCAGATACAATAAATAACATAGGGGAGATTGCCTTTACAATTGAAGAAAATTCACTTAATGCAGAAACAGTTATTTCAACAAAAAGATCGGTGGCAGCAACTAATCCATATCCAGCAACAGGAGGAAAATCAGCAGAATCAATAATTGAAATTAAGAATAATACTTTAGCATTCTTTCAAGCACAAGGTAGGGCAGTAACAAAGGAAGATTATATTACAAGAACATATGCAATGGGAAATAAATACGGAGCAGTTGCAAAGGCATATATTGTTCAAGATGAACAATTAAATATTCCTAATATGCAAGTAGAAACTACAGTTGGATCTGGAGTTTTTATTGATGAAAGAAATTTAGATCAGCTTAAATCTAAAGATATTATTTCATCTATTAAAAGACTTCCAAACCCACTGGCATTAAACTTATATACACTTGGATATGATGCTAATAAAAAACTTACTCAATTAAATGTTGCTGTAAAAGAAAATTTAAAAATATATCTTGGTCAATATAGAATAGTAACAGACGCTGTCAATATTAAAAACGCATGGATTATTAACATTGGAGTTAAATTCAATTTTATAGCACGACAAGGTTTTAACAAAAGTGAGATAACTTTGAGATGTATCGAAAGAATCAAAGAATTTTTTAATATAGATAGATGGCAAATTAATCAACCAATTGTCATTGCAGAATTAGCCGCGGCCATTTCAAATGTTAATGGTGTTGGAGCAATTGTTGCACCTGTAGAAGATAATCCACAAAAACATACTGTTTTGATTACTAATAAGTGGCAAAGCGCAGATGGTTATTCTGGAAATATATATGATATAAACTACGCAGCAAAAAATGGAATTATTTATCCTTCATTAGATCCATCTATGTTTGAATTAAAATATCCTAATACAGATATAGAAGGAAGAGCGATTGGTGATTCTGTTGGACAAGTTTTTTAAAGGGAGAAAGTAAATGCATTATTTTGAATTTCCAACTAAAGATACAACATTATATGAAAGAAGTGCAAGTATGAATACTGGACTCGATGAAATTCTTGAAATTAGAAAAGATATGAATGCTGAGGGTGATGTTATTTATGTTTCTCGAGCATTAATTAAATTTGATTTGACCTATGTATCAAAATCAATATCATCTGGATTAATTACATCTGGTTCACAAACAAAATTTTATTTAAATTTATATGATGCAAATTCATCTCAATTAAATATTTCACAAACTTTATATGGATATCCAGTAAGTCAATCTTGGGAAAAT